AGGCGATAGTGGCCCCACATCAGCCGCTCTAAAAGGCGGTAAGGGTGGTAAAGGTGGCAAAACTGATGCTGACATGTTGTCTATGGGACGTAATCTGGCAAAAATTGCCAACCAGAAACGAGGTTAATCATGGCTAAATTCAGCAAAAAAGTTATGGGTAAAGAAGTTGGCGACGCCGCTACTTATGCTGCACCGCACAAAATGAATGGCAAAGCTCTGGTAATGTCGGAGAACCCCGGCAAGGACTCTAGCATTAGTAGCCTTAACACTATGAAAATGAGCGTTGGTGTCATTAACAATGGTGAGAACCCAACTAAGACATCCGGTATTGTCACCCGTGGTAACGGCGCGGCTACCAAAGGTACGATTGCTAGAGGCCCGATGGCATGAATTACACTGAACTCAGCAACGCAATTCAAGCGTATACGGAGAACACGGAAGCAGATTTCGTGGCTAGTATCCCCGTGTTTGTTGAGCAGGCTGAGCAGCGTATTTACAACTCGGTACAGTTTCCTTCAATTCGTAGGAACGTGACGGGGTCAATGACTACAAGCAACAAGTACTTGCAATGCCCTACGGATTTTTTGGCGGTGTATTCATTGGCTGTTATTAACGCCAGTGGTGAGTACGAGTACTTATTAAACAAAGACGTTAACTTTATCCGGCAGGCATATCCACAGCCCACGGACACAGGGATTCCTAAGTATTACGCTTTGTTTGGCCCACGTTCAGATAATCCGGCAGAATTAACTTTTATCCTTGGCCCAACACCCGACGCGTCATACAGTTCTGAACTGCACTATTATTTTTACCCAGAGTCAATTGTGCAGAGTCCTGTTGCTACTTTGGGCGTAATTACTGGCGGTAGTGCATACACAACGGGTACATACTTTGATGTGCCTTTGACGGGTGGTTCTGGAAGTGGTGCGCTGGCAACGATTACTGTAGCTGCTGGCGCAGTAACAGCCGTGACTATTACAAATGGTGGTTTGCAATATGGAGTCGCAAATACGCTGTCTGCTGCCGCAACCAATATTGGTGGGACAGGTTCTGGCTTTTCAGTGCTAGTTGCTTCTGTAACCAATTCAACGGGTACATCTTGGCTTGGCGATAACTTTGACACGGTGCTGTTATACGGCTCTTTGGTTGAGGCTTATACCTACATGAAGGGTGAGCAAGACATGATGGCGCTTTACAACGGCAAATACCAAGAAGCGCTTGCATTGGCTAAACGTCTGGGCGACGGGATGGAGCGTCAGGATGCTTATCGTTCTGGTCAGTATAGACAGGCGGTGACCTGATGGCTATTGTCCAAACCCAGACCACATCGTTTAAGGCAGAGCTTTACCAAGGCATACATGACTTGACGACTGACGTAATCAAGATCGCTTTGTACACGGCTTCTGCTAATTTAAATGAAACAACAACTGTATACAATTCGACCAATGAAGTACCCGCTACGGGTACGTATTCGCTTGGCGGGGCACAGTTAACACCCATCACGGTATCGTCTTCTGGATACACAGCCTATGTGGGCTTTCCAAACATCTCGTGGACAGGGGCAATCACGGCTCGATGTGCTTTGATCTATAACGCTAGTCAGGGTAACAAATCTGTAGCTGTTTTGGACTTTGGGTCTGACAAAACATCTGTTGGTACATTTACAATCACCATGCCCGCAAACACCGCTACGGCGGCTCTTATTAGGAGTTCAAATTGATTACCACAACCAAAGGTGACATGGACGAATCATTGCTTGAAAAGCGTGAAGGTTCATTGGATAATGACAACGAAACAACCACATGGGTGGAGTATTGGTTAGAAGGTGAATTAGTTCACCGTTCGGCGCACGTACAACTAAAACGTGCAGTTGTTAGTTTTGGCGAAACCGCTGAATTTTAAGGAAAAATCATGGCAAATACACAAGCAATGACCACTTCATTTAAGGTGGACTTGTTTAACGCAGTTCATGCGTTTAATGCAACGGGCATTCCTGCTCACACAGTAGCAACTGCTGATGTGTTTAAAGCGGCTTTGTACACGGCGGCAAGCTCTTTGGGCGCTGCAACAACGTCTTACACGGGCGCTGTGACTGAGGTGTCTGGTACTGGATACGCTGCGGGCGGGGTAACAGTAACGTTTGGTACAGCACCAAGCAGTTCTGGAACAACATCGTTTTTAACGCCCTCTGCCAGTATTACCTACACGACAGTTACGTTAGCAACATCGTTTGATGCAATGCTTTTGTACAACGACACAAACTCGGGTAAAAAATCTGTAGCCGTTTACACATTCACGCCACAGACGGTGGCGGCGGGTACGTTTTCACTGACCATGCCAACCAATGATGCATCGACCGGATTGTTGCGAATTGCATAATCGGTAAGTCATGTCTACAGCATGGGGCGCAGACGCTTGGGGTGATAATACTTGGGGCGGTCAACAAGCGGCGCTCACAGGTGTAGCAGCCACGGGCGCTGTTGGGACAGTTATTGGGGTTACATCCGCAGAATTAACAGGAGTTAGCGCAACAGGATCAGTAGGTACAGTAGATCTTGCAATACCGTTATCTGGTGTAACGGCTACTGGGTCGGCAGGTTCAGTTGGAGTGGGTCTGCAACTTTCTGGGGTATCTGGTACAGGCGAAGTTGGAACAGTTATTTATAGCTTATCAGAAGCTATATCTGGGGTGTCTGGCACAGGCTCAACAGGTTCAGTTGAGGTACTGCTACAACAAGCTTTAACAGGGGTATTTGCTACTGGGCAGGTGGGCACTGAAGAAGTTCTAGAAAGTATTGCCCTTACGGGTGTATCGGGTACAGGCGCAGTAGGTAGTTTTGGTATTGAAATAGGCATTACCGGCGTTAGTGCAACTGGTACGGTTGGGTCGGTTGACTTTCAATTTGTAGCCGAGTTGTCAGGAGTTAGTGCTACTGGCGCGGTTGGATTATTTAATATTGAGCAATCGTTGTTGGGTGTTCAAGCCACGGGTACGGCAGGTCGTGTGGGTGTTGGCGTAGCGCTTACGGGCGTGTTCGGTACGGGTCAGGTTGGTACTGAAGAAGTTTCAGAGAGCATTGCACTAAGTGGTGTCAGTGCTACAAGTGCGGTTGGTTCTTTTGGAATCAGCCTTAGTCTTTCAGGAGTTTCAGCAACCGGAACGGCTGGATCAATTTCACAAGCGTTTGCTTGGAGTGTAATAGATGACACACAGACAGCAAACTGGCAGAATATTGGTAACACGCAAACGGCTAACTGGACTGCCGTTGCAACGAACTAGGAGCATTTAAATGGCAGCAACAACGACTCTCTTGGACTTAGTCACTCCCACACAGGGTACGCTCTCCGGTACATGGGGCGATACAGTCAACTACGGTATTTCTGACTACGTGGACATTGCCATTGCAGGCACATTATCTTTTGCGGGTGATGGCCCCATCACTTTGACAAACACCATAGGTAGTGCATCAGGAAATAATATTGGATCAACTACTGGTCAGTACATGGTAATTCGTGTAACCGGTACGCTGACAACACCTAAAATAATCACTGCCCCTAGCCGTAGCAAACTGTACATGGTGGACAACTCCGCTACTGGCAGCACGGTTTCTTTTATCCGTTCGGGTCAAACCCCTGCCGTATCTATTGCAGTTGGTGAAAAAGCGTTTGTTTATTACAACGGCACTGACTACGTCAAAGTGGCATCCACTGTAGTGGCTGGTATTGTTGGCCCTGCAAACGGCGGTACAGGTGTATCTAACAATGCAGCCAGCACGTTGACTATTTCGGGGGCTTTTACAACTGCGTTAACTGTTACCGGAACTACGGCTGTCACGCTTCCTACAACGGGAACATTGGCAACTTTAGCGGGTACAGAAACGCTATCCAACAAGACTTTGACAGCCCCAGCACTAGGAACACCAACACAAGGTGTATTGTCTGCTTGTACGGTTGACGGCACTAACGCTGTGGGTTATAGAAACATACCGCAGTCTGGCGCAGCTAAGACCACTAGCTACACCCTTGCCGTAGGCGACATCGGTGAATTTATCGAAGTTGGCGCAAGCGGGTCAATTGTAGTTCCCAATGCTACTTTTGCTGCTGGTGACGCTGTTGTAATTTTTAACAATACTTCTGGCGCAATCACGTTGACCATGTCAATTACCACTGCGTATATTGGTGGCGCTGATTCGGATGTAGCAAGTATCTCTTTAGCAACACGCGGTCTTTGTAATGTGTTGTTTATTAGCGGCACAGTCTGCGTTGTCACAGGAAACGTAACATGAGTGGAATACTACTTGCTTCTGTTGGGAACAGCTATGGCTCTGCGCCAGTTAATACTGTGGCTCCGGCGGTCACAGGTACGGCTTCATTTGGCTCCACGCTTACAACAACCAACGGAACATGGACAGGCGCACCAGCGCCAACGTTTACTTATCAATGGCAACGTGTCACTACAAACATTAGTGGCGCAACTTCTAGCACGTATGTATTGGTTGCAGCAGACGTTGGCAATACAATCCGCTGTGTTGTAAAAGCTACCAACTCAGTTGCACCATCTGGCGTTACGGCCAATTCTAACTCTACAGCTTCTGTAGCGGCAGTGGTTCCCGGAGCACCTACAATTGGTACAGCTACTGCAACTGGCGCGACAACGGCTACAGTTGCATTTACGGCCCCCGCAAGCAATGGTGGAGCTACTATTACACAGTATGACGCTACATCTAGCCCCGCTGGTGGAACTTTCC